GATGTTGCTCCACATGTTCCACCCAAATTAAATTTACAAACACAGGCTAACTATCTAAATATTAATTAATTATGTAAAATGTAGGAACAATGGAACAAATAATATTAAAATTAAGGTGTATTTGGTGGAGCGTTATTTTTTTATTGTCCTATTCTTAAAAAATAATAAAATCTAAATTTGAGCACTATAAAAAAATAATTTTAAAATGAAAATTTATGTACAAGTAAGTAAAATTGTAAAAGGTGTTCCTCGGTATCAAAAAAAAGAAGTGAAATTTGAAGGAACTGCAGAAGAAAAAATTAAGGATCTTATAAAATCTGGTACTCCGTATTTTGAAGTTGTAGAAAAAGGCGCTCAAACAAAAATTGTTTATAATAAGGCTGCTTGGCAACGAAATTACATTAAAAAAGAGGTTAAGGTATAGTGTAAATCGTTACCTTTTAGTATATTTGGTAAAACTTTTTACTATGAGTGGCAGTATAACCATTAACTTACCATTAAAACCTTACTTAATAAAATACTTAATCAAAAAATACGGCGACTTTCATATTGTTAGTCGTAATTCTTGGTTAGGTAGTTATCTTATTGAAATTTTAGATAAAAAGTATCGGAGGTCTGGTACTATTAAAGACGGAGATTATTATAAAATAATAGTGCCTAAGAATATTGTAAAAGGTGTTGGTTTTGATATGCCTGCGATAAAGTATATAAAACTTGAGCAGATGATAGATAAGCTATTTAGAAATGATTTGTATAGTTATATAGATGTGTCTATTGATAATGATCTATTAGTTTCTAATACATATAAGAGCTCATTTACTGGTGATTTGAATAAAGTAATTCACAAACAGAATGTAGTTAAGGCTTTGAATCAATTTTTTAAAACTTACAATATAATAGAAGATGATCTGAAGATGGGAACTATATATAGAGATTATTCAAGACATATAAATAAAAAAAGGACAGTTAACGAAAATAATAAAACGAATCGCCTTGTATCTTAATATGGATAAGGGTAGTTCTTTAGGATAAGTTAATGAAAATTTTTTATTGTACTAAAATTTAAAAATATGCCACTTATAAATATATCACCAAAAGAGCAGCCAGGAGGTTATAAATTTATTCAAATAATTACTATTGATGAGATAGTAAATTGTCCAGAATTTTTAACCAATAGGAATGCGTTGCAATTTATTTCATCGCCAAATAGTGAAACGATAGATGTTATTTTTATAGATGATAATCTAAAAATTACAGAAAAGCAGTCTCGCACAGCATCTGGAATTTTATATACTATAAACTGCCAGATAGATATTGCAGATCAATCTAGTGATCTTGATGATTTTCTTCAAAAAAGAGTTTTTAAAAATATTTTACTTATTGCCGAAAAAACATATAATCAGAAAAAACTATATGGATCAAAAAATGCTCCCTTAAAAATGAGCTTCGAACAAATTAACGGTAAAACGCCTGAAGAAGGAAGTATTACACGTTTAAGAATTACGGGTAAAATAGTTCAAAAGCCTGTATTTATACAGGGTTAAGTATCTTTAATTTTCTTGTCCTATTTTAAATTTGACAGGTATAATATGTTTGTATCGTGCTAAAGGTGCAAATTGAATGAAGACAGCAAATATATTTAGTTTATTAAATGGTAAATGGTTTATCCATCAACAATATGGTAGATCATTATTGCCATCTGCTTTTAATATAATTTCAGGTAATGGTGCTTTTTTGCTTCCTGATAATCAAGATGCAAAAGAAGAATCTGTAATTCTAAAATCAGGAAAAAAATCTTCTCACCAAAAATCTGCAGCTTCATTTGATGAAGGTGGTAACACACAAGATTATGTGTTGGTTATCGACCTTAAAAATCCTATTTACAAATACAATCAAGAATGTGGTCCTCGCGGGACAAAACATAAAATGGGCATTATGGCCCGTTATGAGAATGATCCTAATTTAAAAGGTGTTGTTCTTGATATTGATTCAGGTGGTGGCCAAGTTTCTGGTACTCCTGAATTTTATGATTTTGTACGTAACTATTCAAAACCTGTTGTTGCATATACAGATGGGTGGATGTGCAGTGCTGCTTATTATATAGGTAGTGGTGCGAGTCATATTGTTGCAAACAAACGTGCAGATGCTATTGGTAGTCTTGGTGCTATGATATCATTTATTGATATGAGTGGTATTTATAAGAAGAAAGGTGCTACCATAATTAATGAATATGCCACAAAGTCTACTGAAAAAAATAAGGATTTTGAAGAATTGTTAAAAGGTAATCCTGAAGGATATATTAAAAATGAACTCGATACTATAGTTGAAGACTTTCATACAGATATGAAAGCTGTTAGAACTTCATTAGATGAAAAAACATTATCAGGTGGTACTTGGAATGCATCTAGAGCTTTAAGTTTAGGCTTGATTGATGAAATAGGTACGATTCAAACTGCTATTGATAAGGTTTTCGAATTATCAAAAGCATCTACAAATAAGTCAAATATTAATAATACAAATATGAATACTGAAAAATTAACACAGCTTATGGCTGTAATTGGTGTTGAAAATTTAAATAGTGATGATAACGGCGTTTATCTAAACGAAGAGCAGTTACAAGCTATTGAACAAAATATTACTGATCAGGCTGCTGCAGTACAAACTGCAGATGCTACTAGAATAGTTGTTGAAACTTCGTTAACCGAAGCTCAAAATGATGCGGCTACCATTACAACAGAAATTCAAACAGCATTAACAACTGCAGAAGTTGATGGTGCTGCAGAAATGAATCAAGTTGAAGGTGTACAAGCGTTATATGCTTTAGTTGCTGAATATGGAGCAAACGATGGTGCGGAAGGTACACGTGTTGCTGGTGCTTCTGATGCGATAGAAGAAAATGTAAATAAAAATATTGTTGGCGGTATTGATATATCTGCAGCAATGAATAATTAATAATTAAAATTTTAAGATATGTCAATTGTAAAAACAGATTTAGTAACTCAATTTGGAGATTATTACATCAACGAAGGTCAAAATGAAACAAGATTGTTATCTGCTATTCGTCAGCCATCAGTTACTGCTGGTTATGCGAAGCCTATAATATACGATGGGGAATTATTTAGATTCAGTAATATTATTTTGGGCGAAATAGTTCAGGCATTTCAAAAAGCTTTTACAGCAAAAGGAGATCCTGAATTTAAACCAAACGAAATCAGATTACGCAATGCTAAGGTAGATGTAGCATTGTACCCAGATGATGTAAAAGGTTCTTGGTTGGGCTTCTTGCAAAGCCTATCTGTACAGGAAAGAGCTAAATGGCCAATTGTACGCTATTTAATTGAAAAAGAAGTTGTACCTCAGATGCATGACGATATGGAGATGAAAGCATATTTTGCTGGGTCTTATGTTGCTCCAACTCCGGGTACTGCTGGTACCGCTGCAGGGGCAATTGATGGTGTTCAAAAATTATTAGATGCTGGTATTGCAAATGCATCAATGCAAAATGTAGCTTTGAGTGCTGCTGTTACTGCTGCGAATGCTTTTGATTTATTAGAAGAATTTGTTGACAATTTCGATGATAAATTGTCATCTATTAAAACGCGTGTTTATATGGATCCTAAAGTTTTACGTTGGTATCATAGAGATAAACGTAATACCCACGGTACAGATGTAAATTACGACCCGAACAAACCTGTTATCGATTTTACAAATGTTGAATTGGTTGGTTTACCATCTATGGCAGGTAAAAAATACTTGTGGAGTAGCCCGGTGGATAACTTCTTATATTTAAGAAGAGAAAACGGAATGAAAAAACCTAAAGTAGAAGAGTCTAAACGAGAAGTATTCTTGATGTTAGATTGGTGGGAAGGTTTAGGTTTCGGTCATAATGAGTTGGTATACGTGTCAACTTGGGTGTAAATTAAGTGTAACATTTAAATTCTTATAAGATGTCAGAAGAAAATACAGCTGCTCAAAATGAAGCAGCAGACAAAGTGGTAACAGACAAAGCTAAAGCAGATGCTGAAAAAGCAAAAGCTAAGGAAGTGGCTAAAGCTAAAGCAGATGCTAAAAAAGCAGAAGCTAAGGAAGTGGCTAAAGCTAAAGCGGATGCTAAAAAAGCAGCAGCTAAGTCTAAAAAACCTATAAAACCTAAAAAGTATTTTGCAACCATTGATGGTCAAAAATATAAAGTTGCTGATAAATTCAGATTTTTAGGTACGCTTTATACAGCTGAAGATGCTGTAAAAGATGGTGAGTTAATGGCTACTTTGGCAGATGCTGAAAGTTTTGTGCTCACTAAAGTTTAATTATTAAATAAAAATTTATGTCACAAGATATTGTTGTACAAGAAATTGGTGGTGTTGGTTGCGAGCCTATTGGTGGTTTAGCACATTTAGAACTTAGAATAGCTCCAGTAGAATGGTTTACTGTTATTGGCGAGCCAAAACCAATGTGTGACCCTGTACCCGCTAATGAGGCAACTACTTTTGAAGAGATGATCGAGATTACAACAGATCATACTTTTACAGTAGGTAAAGGCTTTATGAAATTAAAAGGTATAGAAGATACCGTTGGTATTGAAAGCCCTATGATTGGTAATCCAAAACGGAGGCTTTTTGAAAATAAACTATCTGCTTTAATTGCCGGGTCTGATGCTAAACGATTAGGTTTTACCCGTTGGGCAAAAAATAAAGATTTTATTATTTTAGCTACAGAAATAGAAAGCGGCAGAACGCGCCAATTAGGTACTTCTAGAAGGCCTGCTTCAATTTCTGAATTAACTGGTAAAATTGATCCTACTCCAGAAGGTGATAATGCGGCTACTTTCGTGTTTAGTGATAAGCAAGTGTACGAAGCGCCAATTTATAAAGGAATTATTACGGATGCTCCGTAAGTAATTGGTTTCTCATAATTATTTAAAAACCGTTCTATAAAATGAACGGTTTTTTTTATGTCCTACCTTAAATTTTTAACAATTGCCAATTTTGTAGTATGACAATTACAGAATGGATAGCATCAGGTTTCGATTATGGTACCGGGTTAATACTTTACAGTAAACAAAAACGGCATAATAAGAATTTATTACGCTTATTTATGCGTAAGAACAATCGCATTAATCAGGCTAAATTAAAATACGAACTTCAAAAATTACAAAAGTTTGAAGTAGCATCTTCTTCAGAGAAGGTTCGTAAAGTTATTGTTACAACTTCATACCAGGTTCAACCAACAATTAAAGAATACCGTACACTTCGGTTAAACGATCTCCCGGTACAGCTTCATGATATGTACCGAAAACAAAAGGATGTCTTTTATAAAGCATGCTCTTTAAAAATTCAACTCAATAATACGCCTCCTGAAGTTAGTGGCTTATATTTATGCTTAGAAATAGACAGGTTGTTTGATAGTATTGAAAAACAATGGAAAGTTTTCGATCATTATACTAAATTTAAAGTGGTACCAGAATTTGAAGGTAAAGATTATAGTACGCTATCGCCTGTATTATTGTTAAAAGCCGAAAGATCAAAACGCGAAGCTATCAGTAAAGCAAAGTCTAGAATAAAAGGATGGTCCATCCAATTGCAAAAAACAACCGATAAGCAAAAGAGATACAAATTAGAACGGCAGCTTCAAAAAAAGAATGAAGATTTATTGGCGCATGAAGTAGATCTTGAAACTATTAGAGAATTGATTTATAAAAAGTAAAATGACTAAAATAAACAAATTAGCTCTGATTAAGACAGGGGATACTACGTATGACAAGATTTTTGCTCATTTTTTAGATGAAAAAAAATATAAGCTCTCGTCAACGCAAGAAAAAATAAAAAACAGGTGGTTAGCAGCGTGGACATTACGCTTGTCGTTATCCTCTACAGAGCAAACCATTAATATCTATATGGAAAGGTTCGGTGTTAGCAGGGCTCAAGCATTTAAAGATATAAACCGTGCTGAAAGTTTGTTTGGTAGTTTGGCTAAAACAAATAAAGATGGTAAGCGTGCTATTTGGTCAGAGTATGTGCATCAATACCTTTTGATCTGTTTGGAAGCTGGTGATCGTGATAATGTTGGGCGTGCTTTAGATAAATTAGAACGTGCTTGGAATCTTGATAAAGAAGATAACCCATTGGTTAACTTAGATAAATTAGATGATAGGCCTATTAAGCTATCTATTAAAAAGACAGTTGTAGAAATGGTAGTTTCTTCTTTAGAAACTGGAGTTGTAGATTTTAATAATCCTATAACAATAGATGTAGATAGTTTAGATGATGAGTAGTTTAAAGAAATTTAGAGAAATTATATTGAATGCCGCTCAGCTAGCCGCTGTAGTTGCTGTTGAAATTTCTAAAAAAAATAAGATATTTTTAGAATGGGCTAGGGGCGCTGGTAAATCTTTTATTCTAGCATATTTTGTACTTAAAATGGTAAAGCAAATGCCTGGTGCCGCATTTGGTTTGGTTGGCTCTACATATCAGCAAATTTTATCTAGAACATTACCATCTACAAAAGAGGGTTTAGCTATGTTTGGTATTTACGAAGGCTATGATTATGTTATTGGTAAAAGTGGTAAAAAATTAGGGTTTAAAGAGCCGATACAATCTCCAAATAAATGGGATAATATTATTCATTTTTCAAATGGATCGCTATTTCAATTAATAGCTCTCGATAGTCCTAATACAGGTCGTGGTTTAAATCTTTATGCTTTTATAAACGACGAAGCAGCCTTATCTGACCCAGTTAAACTATTTACAAATGTAAAGACAACAAACAGAGCTATTAAAGCCAAATTTAAAAATGCTTCTCTCTTGGGTGCTCAAATATACGCATCATCAACACCATTAACTAAAAAAGGAAAATGGTTTACTGATATGGAGAAGGTTGCTAAAGAAAACCCTAAAGATTACGCATATATAAAAGCAAGCGCATACGTTAATATTGATAACCTGAGAAAAGGGTGGTTTAAAGAGATGAAAGATGAATCTCCCTCTGATGTTGTATATGAAGCTGAGATTTTAAACATACGTCCAAAAGAAATATTATACGGTTTTTATCCGAGTATTACTCCAAAAAACTATTATAGCGACTACGAAAATGATTATTTAAAGGGCTTGACTGGAGAATATGATAAATCCAATTTCAATTGCAAGCAGGATAACGATTTAGTTCTTGATGTTCCTTTGATTTTAACTATTGATTGGGGAGTATTCTTATCCGCTGTTGTTAATCAAAACCTGCAAACTATTAAAGAATATAGAACGCTTAAGGAATTTTGGGTTAAATCGCCTAGCGATATTGAAGACTTGTTAAATGATTTCTGTGATTACTATGAGCCTAAATCAAAGAAGATAGTACATCTATATTATGGCCATGATGGTAATAAAAAGATATCTAGAGGTGTATACTCTGGAAAAACGTACGGTTATGAAGCTGTTAAGTTGTTAGAGAAGAGAAATTGGATTGTAATAGATAAGTCTGTAGGGAAGCCTGCAGCGCTACATAACGACAAGTACTTGCTGACTAGTATTTTGGGTAAAGAGACTAGATCGAGCTACCCATGCCTGAGAATTAATGAGGCAAACTGCCCTGATTTGCTCATCTCTATAGAGCGAGCTGAAGCTAAAGAGGGTCGGAATGGTATTGAAAAGGTAAAGAAGGATGAGTCTAACATCTCAATGAAGCAACAGCACACCACTCATCTAAGTGATGCGTATGATATTCCTATCTACGATCTGTTTAGTTACTTGCTTGAAGAGCAGCGAGAGCATCTTGATCTTCCGCTCACAACGTAGTTTATAACCTATTTTCATATTTCCTTAATATATGTAGTTGGCAATAGTCAAACATTATAGGATGTGGCGTAGTTCATCGATAGAAAATATATTTTGATAGGTTGAAAAAGCGTTTAAATTTTTGAATTTCAAAAAATTAAGTAAAAAAAAACTAGACTTTATATTGATTATTGGTTGTAGTTTGCTTAGGTAGTACGTTTTTTTTTATTTCTTATCCGGAAAACTTCATGTAATGTGAGGTTTTTTTTATTGTCCTATTTTAAAATTGGAGCATTGATGAATTTAGCGTTATGAAAGATGAAATTTCATTATCTGCAGCTCTAGAAATTATAAATAGAAAAGATAAAAACGGCGAAGCTTTTCCTTTTGATATTTCTGTAAGGACTTTAAATAGAAATTCAAAGAGTGGTGGAAAATTAAATGTTTATAACGGCGCAAAGCTTTTAATTAATGAAAGTAATTCTACACCAGGTAAGGCTAGATTATTAGATAATGTTTTAGTTGGTGAAACTGTTAGTAGATCACCAAACCATTGGCGAAATAAAACAAAAAATATTTCACTAGACAATGGTAAGATTGTTAAAATTCATCTTCGGTTAATAATAAGTATCAATAATAAAAAAGTTGTGTATTAATGAGTTTCGGTACCTACGGTGATATAGCAATAGTTAATAGTGGAGTTGGTGCATTGGTTGCATTTCCTTCTACTTCTGATAAAGATGTTTCTGTAACTCGTGTGTTGATTGAGTCTGAAAATGAAGCTGGTGAGATTGCCTCATGGGGTGCTGATAATAATTATCCAAATAATTATTCAAATAAGGTTCGTAAAAATGAATCTGCAATGTCAGGCCAGCGTGTAATTAGAAAAGCTCATTATGGCAGTGGGTTTGTTTTAGCTGAAGAAAAGTTTGATACAGATGGTAAGCGTGAAATTATTCAAAAAAGCGTTCGTCAATATTCCGAAATTAAAGATTTTTGGCGCATAAATAAAATGAAACGGTTTTGGCTTGAAACTATTTTAGATCTTGAGTTCTGGGCAATTGCTTTTCCGGAATATATTTTGTCTAAAGATTTTAAAAAAATTAACCGAGTAGAGCGAAAAAAAACCGCGCATTGCCGGTTTGAATTAATGGATAAAAAAACTGGCCACATTAAAAATGTTTACCTCTCAGCGAAATGGGGCGAAAGCCCAGATATGGATTCTGATTTTGTTGCAAAAATACCATTGATTGACAACTACTGGACCGCCGAAGAAGTAAAAGAGTACTGCAAAAAAAATAAAATTAGAAATTTTGTTAGACCAATATTCTATCCTTTACTAGATGAAAGCTATTACCCAAAAGCCGACTGGCATTCAGCTGATAAAAGCGGCTGGCTTGATATTGCAAATTCGATACCTGAGTTTAAAAAAGCATTTATTCAAAATCAAATTAATATTAAATTTTTGATTGAAGTGTCTGAGCTTTATTTTGATAAAAAATATGGCGATGATTGGCGAGCATATACTTCTGAAGAGCGCAAAGAGATACGAGACCAGTTTGTTACAGATTTAGATTCGACTCTTCGGGATAATGCAAATGCTGGAAAATCTATACTGTCTGTAATATACACGGGTAACAATGGTGAGCCTTTACCTGGTTTAAAAATAACAGCTATTGATAATAAGTTGCAAGATGGGGCATACAGTGCAGATACAGGTGAAGGTGTGCAGAGAATATTAACGGCAATAGGAGTTGATCCTTCTTTAATTGGTGCCGGAATACCTGGTGGTAAACTTGGTGCAGGCTCAGGATCTGATAAACGTGAAGCTTGGCTTATTTTATCTGCTCTTTTGAAAACGAATAGAGAAACTACTTTGGAAGTTTTTGAATTTATTCAAGAATATAATGGATGGGATGAAAATTTAATTGGTGGTTTTGAAGATACCGTGTTGACAACGCTAGATAAAAACCCTACAGGAACTGAAAAAGCAGCGCAATTATGATTGTTAGAACTATAAATATTGTAAAAGAGAGTATAGGTGTTAACGCGGCTTTTGAATATTCTGATATCAAGCCTTACATTAAACGCGCTGAACGAAACTTTTTAAAAAAACTCATTGGAATACCACAGTATGATTTGTTTAATGCAACCGCACAGCCTAGTTCTGGGAAAGTTTTTGAGGCTTTGGAGTTGGCACAAGATGCTGTGAGTAACCTCGCTTATTATTTAGGCTTACCAACTTTGTCTGTACAAGTATCAAGTTCAGGTTTTTTTGTGCCTGAAAATGAAAATACAAAACCTATAAGCGATAAGCAATTTAAAGAATTGCAACGCTCTTTTAAATCTGCAGGACATGAAGCTCTCGATGAACTTCTTGATTTTATGGAAACAAATAAAGATGATTTTAGTGAATGGATCTCTGATGCATCTTATACAGAATTTAAAGATCTGTTGGTTTATAACACTACTACTTTTCAAAATGAATTTAACATTAATTACAGCAGGCAGACTTTTTTGGCATTGGCACCTAATATTAAAATAGTTGAAGATCAATTTATAAAAGGACCAGTGCAAGATGCTTTGTTTACTTCTTTAAAAGCTGACCAAGCTGAGCAATTGAGAAAAGATGTAAAGGCTTTGCTTATAAAATCTATTGTTGCATTTACAATTCACAAAACAATGGACAATGGTTTGTTTATCGTGGATGCTAATGGTATGCATATGCGATTTGATGTGTTGCCTTATGAAAAAACAGTGACCAATATTAATTTAAAAATTAATGATTTTATAATTAATACAAAAAAGAATAAGCTTAACGAAGGTGAGGAGTATTTAAAAAAGGCGATGGCAATTATAGCAGATACGGCTAATGCTGCTGTATTTTCAGAATACACTCTGCCGGTAAGTAAAGTTGATAAGGTTGGTTTAAAAACAACGAAAAGCATTGTTGGGATGTTATAATTTATAGATATGAGTTTACAGAATTTTAGGACATTTAATAATTATAATGAACTGTTAAAAGCTATAATGGCCATTGAAAGCGATTCTAAAAAAATAAAATTAGATAGAACTGCAGGTTCCAATTATGCGGCAAAAGATGCTAATGGTAAATATGTATTACCATTAACAGAAGATTTAACGATAGATCTAACGAATGTCACTGAAAATGGTTGGGCATCTGTATTGTGGAGTGGCTCTGTAAATCCAATTATAAATTTAACTAATAACACGGGTGGATATATTTTATCACCTGGAGATACTATTGTTACTCCAGGAGTTTATAAAATCTATTTTTTAGTGGCATTTGGTAAAGTTGAAATGCATATACCAGATGCAGAAAGTGGTGGTACTACACCACCACCAACAGGAACAACAGCAGGGCAATTAATGCATGCTGGAATTTTAATAACCTTATAAAAATAAAACGATGAGTAATATACCTTTTCAATTTGCATTATTACCAGAATTAACGGATGATACTTTACTGTCTATAAATATATATAGCGATAAACCAACGGTGGATACGCTTCTAGGCAATATAACAGTGGCCGAAAATGCAGCTGGCAAGACAATTGTAGTACCAGATGGTGCTAATCATAATATAACATCAAAAGCTGTCTATACAACTGCTGGAGAAGTTAGTTTGACTACTGCAGCTATGAATATAGATTTATCTGGTGCGGGAGCTGCTGGATGGGCATCTAAAGATATTACAATAACAGGCGTTAATTACGTATCTGATTTAGCTGGTTATAATTCTAGAATAGTTTCTGATATTGCAAAATCCGGGGTGTTTACATTAAAAGTCGATACGCCGAATAACGATTTTAATAACACCATGTTAGGTGTTGATGTTGATGGAACAAATACACAAGCTTGGGGGAGCTGGGATTATGGTGTGTATATATCTGGTACAACAATTAGAGCTATTTCAGGAGGTAATATTATAACGCCAGATACACCAGTAACAAATGCAACAGAATCTCCACAATTAAGAAGATTAGCTGATAATCATTTACACGTCTATTATCAAGGCGCAAGTATACATGATTTTGGTGTAGTATCTGGTAACTTATTTGGGCACATAGCGCATGGATTAGCTGGCAAAACTTTACCTAACCCACAATTTATATAATGAAGAAATACGCTATAATATTACTATTGCTTATTTCTTGTAACACAGAAGAAGATATGCCATTTCCGTTTTTTATATTAGATAGTAACGAGGAAGTTACACAGCCACCGATAGAACAGATATTAGATGATTACTATGTTGGTGTGTTTGGGGATTCAAACTCAATAGGTAGAACATCAGAAACAGATGGACAACCTGCTGACTTATACGCTAACGGACAACTATCTACTGTATTTGACAATGCTTATAACTGGAGTGGTTCGGGATGGAGGCCTCACCAATTAAACATGAATATTAACGGAAATAATACAGGTGATAATGTAGGTGGTTGGCATTCTTTGCATAGACTTGTTTATGAGGTTCTAAAAAATAATAAATCTAAAAAAATTCATTCTATAATGCACGGGATGGGTTCACAAGGAACGATAATTTCAAACGGTAAGCTTGGAAGAAACGGCACGGTAACTCAAAAATTCATTCAAGAAATAAACCAAATAAATCACCAGTTAGACGTGGTGTTTATAGAGTTACTTGTAAATGATTTAACAAACGATTCTGATAGAAATGCAATGTTATTAGAGTTAAAATTAAATCTAGAATACTATTTAGTAAATTTCAATTCTAAAAAAATAGTATTATTAGAATTAGGCGCGTTTACAACAGGTGCGATAGGCAACAGACTTGATCCTGCAAGAATAGCAATTGCAGATATAGTAGCGCAAGTAAATGATTCGAGATTAGTAATAGCTTCGTTCGACCCATCATCAACTTATAAAAGCGATAGAATTCATTATGATGTTAACGGCACAGATAGAAAAGGTTTTGTTTATTATAATTCAGTAAACTTTTCACCGTCACCACAAAACACCATACCCAATGCTATGGGTCAACCAATAATTACACAACAATAATATGTTTGGAAAAAAAAGAAGAATGAGAAAAATAGATTATGTAATATCTCAAAATAAAGAGATTGTAAATAAACTAGACTTGATATTGTCACTTCTAGGTAAAGAAAAAAAAGCAAAAAATCAAAAACCTAATAAACTAGGTGAAATTAAAATAGACTAAAAATGGGAAAATTTATCACTATAAAAGCTCCTTTAAATGGAGGGGACGCAGAAACAGCATCAGACCATTTAATATTTAAAATATACAATAATAGTGTTTTGTTTTACACATCTGGGAAAGCGTATAATACACAAAACGTATCTATTGTTGACAATGGTGTGAATGTGCTTATAACTCAAATTCCAATTGAGTATGCAACGTCATATAATTTTCAAATAACAGCTATAGATGAAAATGGAGCTGAAGGAGCTAAATCTCCCGCGAAAACATTCACATCTTCTTCAGCACCTCAAAATATAATTTCAAAATCAGAAGCATTTTTGTACAATTTCAGGATATTAAATTCTGCTAAAAACAAAATTAAATTTAATTCAAAATCACCAACTACAGGTTTAACAAAATCAATTTTTACGCTTAGAAACGAAACTAATTTTGTTGTGCAAAAAATAAACATATCTATAAATAGTATAGTGTCGTCTGCTGATGGATTAACCCATACATTAACTTTATCAACACCAGTTATGTGGTGGTGGCAAATGCCCATAAGCTATGTTGGTGGCACGTTTGGTAATATTACATTTGAAGATGAAAAATTATCTTACATAGACAATAAAATTATACCACCAGCATCAACAGGTGTTAATCACACTATAACAACAGCTACAACGGTAGCACAGCGACAAACTATATTCAATGGCTTATCAACAGGAGATGTAGTTTATATTGATGAAGGAGCTTATACGGGTAAATTAGGAAAAATAACTAAAAGTGGTGCAGAAAACAATCCTATTCGTATTTTAGGAAGAAAATCAGGGAATATAATTTCTTCAAACTATTATAATTACGGTAATAATATTCAAGATTTAACTGTAGATTTTGATGGCAATACTGTAGCTTCGCATAAGGAAGTTATTGCTAATCCATTCTTAGCTAATGAAATGCCAACATTTACCACTACGAGTGAAGGTAACGGTACAGGTTTAGAATTAGATGGGGTTAATTTTGTAATTATAGAAGGAATTCAAATAAAAGGATTTCAAAAACAAATAGCCTTAACGTCTGGGGCATCAAAAAATATAATTCAAAATTGCAACGTCCGATCTACAGAAGAGACTTCTGGTTCAAATCTATCAGATGGATTTGGAATAGACGCAACACATCAATTATTTACAGCACCAGCAGGAGGTGGAGCAGATGTTATAACAGAAGTTATAGCATATAACCAACTAATAAATTGTAACATCATTGAAGGTGGAGAAGCGGTTTTAAGATGGTCTGGAGATAATAATGTAATAAAAAATACTAATATGTATTCAAGATTACAAACTAATGGAGAAGGAATTGGTTCAGATTACTTAATGTTAATTGAAGATGGTTCAAATAATCAAATAATCAATTCTAAAGCATTTAGAATGAATAGTGGCTATTATGGTCATACCGTGCAACATTTTGCCTTTAAAGGTACAGAATGGAACGCAAGAAAAACTGAATATAATCTAAGTCAGGGTTGTGAAAATACAAACATGGGTGGTTCTTTTGAAATTCGAAATAAAAAAGCAAGATTTAATGTTCATAAAGACTTTAAGTCAATATTTAATGTAGCGTATGCAATAGCGCACAATTTAAGTTTAGGCTGGAAACCGTCTGTTGGCATGGCTCTAATGAGCGGGGCTAGTAATAATACACATCAGCGAGGTGAAGTATTTGAAGCCTACAATGGAATAGAATTCATAGAAAACATGGAAGAGTTATCTTTAGAAGATACTTTGGATAACGAGTTTATAGATATTACAATGAATAATATAAAAGTTGAATTTGTCAGGTTTAATCATCAACCAAGTGTTGCTGGTGATAGTTTATTTAGACAATCATTTAAGAGGTTAATTGTAAATGGGTCGCCGTATTTTCAGAACATTGAAGATAATAAAAATAAAATGAAAGTAGAATCTACCTTTGTAGATTGTGAAATGAATAATGTTACTGCTAAAGGTGATAACAACGCTAGAATAACAAATAATTTTGGCAATACTATTTTTAATAATTCATTTACACCTTGAAAATCATAATATACATACTGGTTTTACTTTTTAGCTTACAATCTTGTGGGCAAATTAAATATGTAGATGTTCTAGAGAAAAAGCAAATAGAACGTAGCGGAATAATAAGTAAAAATGATACAATTAAACTAACTATTAAAATAAATAATGTTAGTGGAAACGGGCCTTATTTCATAGCTTTTGACGGTTTAAAAAAATCGTTTGGTTTTTATAAATCAAATACGGTAAAGGTAAAGTCGGTTGATAATACCTTTAAATTTAAAGTTTATGACTTAGACGGATTTCAAATACAAAACAACGATATTCCTTTAAAAGAATGGGTAAAAGTACGCGCTATATCTAACACTACATTTAAGTATAGAAAAATAAATTTAGGCGCGTATCTATATAAAAATGATGATTATCAGGTTAGCGAATTAATTTTAAAAGACTCTAATCTCGTTAAAGGAACAAAACCTTTTGCTATTCCAAAAAGACCTAAAAATAATTTTGTAACACCTCAATTCTTTGGCTATAATCCAAATGACAATAAGGAGTTTGGCAAATGGAAAGATGCAAGTGCTTCCCTACAAAAGTGTTTTGATTCAGATTATGAATGCAGAATTGCAGGAGGCGTCTATCCTATTTGGGAACCAATCTATTTAAGAAAGCCAAAGCAAATACTAATGACTGGGCGTGGATTCCTGCCAAAATATTTACGTAAAAACAAATACTTAACAGTAATCGCGCCCATGACAGATAGAGATGCTATAGTGGTTCAAAGTGAACATGCAGGCATATATAACGGATTAATTTATACAGGATTCGCTAAAAATCATTCAAAGGCAGCGATACGTTTTGATTTGAATTATAAAATGAATTATTGTGAATTAAAAGATGTGACTATACAAGGTAGTGAAGACGCGGTTAAAATAGGTTTTGGCACAACAGCCGTATTAATAGATACTGATGTTACTAAAGACTGGGGTTATTTATCGTTCAGTAATATAAATGTAGATATAACTCATGTAAATAAAGGCATTCATGTTCCTAATAGAAGAAAAGGATTTAACACATGGTTTAACACCGTTAATTTTAGCGGATATATGGATGGAGCAAATAACTTTATAGATGTAAAGTGGGGTTCTATTTTGGCATTTGATTATTTACTCCAAGATAGAATTATATCTCCAAACTTCAATTTTAAATCGGTAAGTATAAATGCAGAGTTCTCTTTAGTAGATGTGTTCTTGTATGATATGGGGAGGTCTAAAGATGGATTTTACGGGCATAAAAGAAGTAACTACCTTGATGTTGGTGGATTCAACACTGTATTTAAAAACAAATCAAATATAGGTTTTGAGCCTAAATTAAAACATGGTTTAACTAATGAACAATTAAAATTAAATATAAAGTGAGTAATCAAGAAAAAATTGATAGTGGAAGATATACGCTTGTGAGTAAATTAACAAATAGACTTCAATTATTTTTAGTAATAGTTTCTGTAGTTGGCTTATTAGCTGTTGGTATAAGAACTTGGGATTTGACATTCGACAATCAGCCTCAAAAAGATGACATCATAAAACATGAAAAAAGTCAATTTCATTTAGAGTATAGTGAGTATTACGACATGAAAAATGATATAAAAACAATGAAATACGAAGTGAGTGAATTAAAAAATCTCGCAACAAAAAGTATTGAAAATCAGACTAAAATTGGGCAAGATTTGGAATATTTAAAACAACAAAGGTAATTATTAACCGAGCGCAAAAAATAAGTCGCTCACAAATTCTTTTATTATGAAAAGTTGGCAAACAACATTAGGAGGTATTATGCAATTTTTAATTGTTGCATACTCACAGTTAAGTTTATTGTGGGATGGTATTGATACTACAAATCCAGATTGGAATTTATTTGCAGCATCTCTTGTAACATTATTAGCATTTTTTAAGAGTAGAGATAATAATGTAACAAGCGAAGCGGCTGGAGCAAAATAATCTAAGGGCGTTAAGTCGCCCTTTTTATTATGAATTTTTGGTATAAAATATTTAATTTTTTTAAAGTAAAACAGATGAAACCTATAGTTAAGTTGCATAGATATTGGCAGGATGATAAACAATCATTATCGACTACAATGGTATTAGATGCTAAAAATAGGCCTGTATTTTCTGCCATTACTTTAGAGCGTGGTTGGCGCGATAATAAAAAAGGAGAAAGTTGTATACCTGCAGGTACTTATCAGTTAAAATACGAATATTCTGATAAATTTAAAATGAAGCTCTGGGAGATTTATGCTGTGCCAGATGGTAGAAGTGAATGTAAGTTTCATGCAGCGAATTACTGGTACCAATTAAATGGTTGTATTGCGCCTGGGCGTAGGCCTAAATTTTTAAATAAGGATAAATATTTAGACGTTACGGGTAGCCGTAATGCTTTAAAAGATTTGCATAAGGCTTTAAATGGATATACTGAAGCAATTTTAATTATTACAACAGAACCTACTATTAATTGATATGAGAAATTTAAGATGTAAATGTGGAAAAAAAACAATGAGTACCTCAATGGGTACTCGAGACTGTGAAGGATGTAATGAGTGTAATACTACATATGCTGGGAATCTTGATCATCATCTAGAGTTACAACCGCATGATTGGGGTACTAGGTATCATCAAAACACAGGAAAGCCTTTTAAGTATTGTAAAAAGTGTCATACAATAGATGCTGAATCGTATAAAACAGCACAGGTTAAATAATGAAAATACTATTATACATACTATTGATTCTATCTTTTACAAGTTGTAAAATTGTAAAGGATAAGGAGAAAAGAAAATCTAGTACAGTAACTAATGCGGATATTAAAAAACAGCATGTTATAGAGACTAAAATTACTCGAGATGGTGGCCATATAAGAAATACGGTTTATTACCCATTATTTAAATCGCGTAAAAAAGATAGTATTGTTATTTCTAAGAGTGGTTCTGCAAGGCAAACCATAATATACAGAAAAGATGGCGGTTTGGATGTCCATTCTGATTGCGATAAAATTGAGGAGTTCAAAAAAGAGATATTATCTGTAATAGATAAAACTAAAATATCTGAAGATGAAAAATGGAAGGAATTCCACAAAGAAGAAAAGGCTAATAATGCTATTGTTTTGTATGTGGTTATTGGTCTTGTATTGGTAGCTATTTTCTTTATATGGTATACAGGTAGGGGAATGAAAAGTGTTACTAAAGAGGTTGGAGAAATACGTAAAGCTTTAACTGCACAATGAAAGTTGGAATTACTATAGCTACAGCATGGAATGATTTAACACCGCGACAATTAAAGCGTGTGTGTTGGCTATTGCATAAAAAATATAAGGGTAGTTCTTTAGCATTACTGTTATTTTTTGTTTTGGTTGATGTGAAATGGTGGCAATTTTTGAAGTTTTTAAAGATTGTCATCATTTTATTACTGGTACCAATATCTGAATTGGTAACGTATTATTCTTTTATATATAGTAAAACAGACTTAACCACATTTATACCTAAAATAAATGATTGGAATGCGCCTCAAGATAGGTTGAGCGATCTTAGTATTGATGAGCTTGCGCATGCAGATGATGCTTATTTAAAATATAAAAGCACGGGTAATATTGGTTATTTACGGGTATTGGTGGCGGTGGTATACCGCGAGGTTGGTGCTTATAATATACGTTTACGGTTTGTAAAAAACGAGCTAGATGCACGGTTTAAACAGTTGAACAAAATAGATATTAAAACGTTATTGGCTGTAATGCGAAGTTATGAGGGCTGTAGGGCGCATATAGAGCAAAAATTTCCACGTGTTTTTCCGAAGCCAAAAAGCACTAATAAAACGAAGGTTAAAAAAAATAAGGTTGGTAGCCAGTTTAGTAAAATAATTTTAGAGCTTACTGGTGGGAAGTTTGGTAATTATGCCGAAACTGCCAATACCAATGCGTATATTTTTTTAGCAGATTTTGAAGATAAATTGAGTAAGCAACATAAATTATAGATATGACATCTTTTGAAACGATTATAAGCTATTTAGAGAACTTGGCAGCGCAGCATGTTGCTGTTGCTACGGCATTTCGTTGGAATAAGGCTCAACTTGCCGGGCAATTGCGCCAAGGTACAGCAACGTCTATTGTATTAATAGATGCGCCTGAAACACAAGAAGAGTTTACCAATACTAAAGTATTTAATAGCCATAGTTGTGCTCTTACGGTATTAGGAAAGCAAGGTGTTACTGCATTTAAAAGAGATGATTATGCCGCGCAGAATGAAATATTAGACCATTGCCAACGTATTTGTTTTGAAATGGCAGCGCGTATAAAAGATGATGCTTCTACAGGGCGCGTGCCATGGTTACGTGGTTTGGTGGTAAAAGGGTCTTTTCATTATTTTAAAGTTGGGCCTTTATTTAGTAACGCCTATTATGGCTATCGCGTTGAGTTTACCATTAAAAGTAAAGTAGGTTGTGTTGTTGATGTTGCTAAGTGGGGAGATCTCCCCTAGTTACGGAAACCCGTAAGGAATAACTAATAAGGCTTTTTATATTTGTAAAATGATACAAGAAGCAATAAAAATATTGGTTAATCTTTTAGAAAGTTTTCCAGAAACTTACAAAATTTCAATAACAGATATAAATCATATTGTTATACATTTTTCAGACGAAGACTTTCATGAAAAAGAATTTAGTAGTTCTGTTGAAATGTTAGAATGGTTGGAACGTAAATATGAGTAAATTAAGAGGACACGAAATAGAATTGTTAAATGGTGTTTATGTTTATTCTGACACTAAAGAGTCAACTGCTTGTCAATACAAAAACAGACCGTGCGGTTATTGTGGGAAGCACTATACGAAAGAAGGGCATGACGGGTGTCTAGGAACGTTGGAAAATGTTATGAACGCGTGTTGTGGGCATGGAGAGGTTAATGATACTTATATTCAATTTAATAACAAGACTATAATTAAAGGGAAAGAGGCTATTATTAAACTAGAAGAATTAACCTTTAAAAGGAAACCGTAAAAAATTATACTATTTTTTTGCCACTCTTGTTTTGAGAGTGGTTTTTTTATTGTCCTATTTTAAAGTAAAAAGCTACGCGAAATTGCATTAAAATTAAAGGATTGGCTACTACACAAAACACAAATACAAAAGCACAAGAACTAGTTGCTGGTAAGAAAGCGGCACGTTTATTACAAGCTAGTATTGTTAAGTTTATTGGTTTTGAAACGGTAAGCCATACAGGTAAATTAATGGCGAGTACTGCTAAAGCAAGACCAGGTATAGATGGCTTAAAAGATATTGCTATTACTCAGCCACGTTACGGTTTTATGCTTAATTATGGTTTTGAAGGTGTAAAAAGCAATGGTATTTCTATGAAATTGAAAGCTACCAACCATTTGGCAGATGCTATTGAGAAAAGCCGTGTTCTTGAAATTTTAGCTGATGAATTAACAGAAATAAAAGCCGAAAAGGTTTTTGCAACTATAGACTTTAAAACACGTGGGTAGTAAAACAGTAAATAGAAAATTATTAATTACTATTAATGGTAAGCAAGTAGAAAATTCTATTACTGGAATTAATAAACAAATACGCCAACTCCGTAAAAATTTAGCGGCGGCAAATAACCCAGCCGATAGAAAAAAATACAACGATGAACTTAAACGCGCCTATAAGTTAAGACAGGATATTAATGATGAGCTTGGCAAAACTAATGGAACTTTATCTAAAATAAGAAAACAGGCAGGGCCCATAGGCGCGGCAATGTTAGCGGCTTTTTCTGCACAGGCAGTACTTAGTTTTGCTAATAAAGTAGTAGATACTATACAATTATTTAGAGAATTAAAGCAAGAAACAAAATTGCTGACTGGTTTACAGGGCGATATGCTAGATGGTGCTGTTTCTAAAACTAAAGCATTAGCAGATACTTTTGATAAAGATTATAAAGAGGTTTTAGAGACTGCAAATGCTACTTCTAAACATTTCGGCATTACTTTTAATGAAGCTTTAACCGATATTGAAAAGGGTTTTTTATCTGGTGCAGATGCATCTGGTGATATGCTTAACCAATTAAAAGAGTATTCTCCCTTAATGAAAGAGGCTAATTTAAGCCTTGATGAAATGGTGGCTTTAATAGCGCAAACAGAAAAGGAGGGTATTTTTAATGATAAGGGTATTGATGCTGTTAAAGAAGGAATGTTGGCTATACGCGAGGGTACACAAGCCACTAGAGATGCATTAAAAGGAATAGGCTTTGATACTAAAAAAGTTTATGAAGATCTTGCGAATGGTAATACTACTTATTTTGAAGTTTTACAGCAGGTTTCTGGTAAGTTAGGTGATTTAGAAACACAAAGTCCAGAGGTGGGCACTGCGATTGCAGATATTTTTAAGGGGGCCGGTGAAGACGCTGGTCTTGAGTTTTTACAATCTATACAAGATATTGATCTTAATTTAGATGATTTAATAGATACTACAGATGAGTATAATATATTAAAAAAACAAGAGCTTGAGATTAATATAAAATTAGACGAAAGTTGGGTGCAGCTATCTTCTACTGGTGGCGCTTTAAATGCTGTTGTTTTATCGTTAAAAAATGCTTTTGCCAATTTGGTAGTAGATATTAACGAGAGTTATAATGCTACTAAAAAATTAAACGCTATAACTGGAAGAGAAAATGAAATGCCATGGTATAGTTTTATAATACCAGGTACTCAAAGTCTTAGTAGATTTAATAAAACGAATGGTGCTTTGAAGCAGCTCATAAAAAATATTGAAGAAACTAAAAAGCAAGCCTTAAATTCTGCAGAACCAATAGATAGGTTAAAAGATGCTATTGCAGATTTAACAGATGAGTCTTCTTTAATTAATACCAGTACAGATGCTGGTGAGGCCTCTAAAAAAATATATTCTAAATATATAGAAGAATTAAAAAACCAGCTACGTTTAATTGAATCTACAGAGGTAAATGCAGAAAAAACTAAAAATAAAGAGCTCTCTAATTTAAGAGCTTCAAGAAAAGAACTTGAAGATGCAGCAGCTGCAAAAAAAGCAGAGGCGGCAGCTTTGAAAATAGAAAGAGAAGAAGAGCGTAAAGCTGAAAAAATAAAACAAGCAAAACTAAAGCTGGCAGAATGGTTGGATGAGTTTGATGCAGAAAGGGTTTTGCAAGATGAGTTAAAGAAATTTGATAAAGACCAGCGAGCTGAAGAGGAGGAAGTTTTAAGGTTAGAGGCTAAGTTTGCTAAGTTAGAAGAGCAGGCATTTGGTGAAATAGAATTGTTGACGCGTTTAGAAAATGAGAAACTGTTGGCTATTGAAGTTGTACGGCAGAAATATAGAGATAAAGAGCTTGAAGACACTAAGATATTACAGGCTAAAAAAGCAAAAGAAAAAGCGAAAGCTCATAATGCCGAACTTAAGGCAGAAAAAAAATTACAACAAGATATACTAAATAGTGCTATTGATGCTGCGGGTAAAGAAACACGTGTAGGTCAGGCTCTTTTGGCGGTAAAAGGAGTCTTGGCTGCTAAAGAAATGTTGATACAGCTAGGTGTTTTAAAGGGTAAGGCTGCTGTTGCTGTAGGTGAAGCTACAACAGCTACAGCTGTTGGTGCTGCAAATACTGCTAAGGTTGGTTTTCCTCAAAATATACCATTGCTTATTGCCTTTGCCGCTCAAGCTGCTGGTATTATCGCCGCTGTTAAAGGTGCTGTGGGTTCTGCTAAAAAAGTAGCTGTGTCTAGTTTTGCTGAAGGAGGCCCTACTCATACGGGTAATTATGTAGGTGGTGTTGATGGTAATGGTGGACGTTATGCTATTGTTCATCCTAATGAGTATATGATACCGGAATTTATTGCTCAAGACACTACAGACCCTGTAATGCCTGCAATAATGCAATATATAGATGCTAAAAGAACAGGTGAAAGTTTTGCAGATGGCGGTGGTGTTGGTGCTACAGCTGTTACAAGTCCTGAAGAAAATGTAACGTTATCTGCTACAAATAATATAGATGTAGTATTGTTTAAAATTTTAGAACGTTTAGATAATCCACTACCCGCAATAGCTCTTTATGATGATAATGAGGTGCAGGTTATCAAAGCCAAACAAACAGAAGTAGAAAAAGCCCGTAAAGGCGCAATAATAGGTCAATAATATGCCAACACTACAATTAACACCATCAAGTATTAGTTTTACATATAAAAAAGGTGAGGCTTTACCTGCATCCTACCTAATTAATCACGTTTATGGCGCACCTGTATCTGCTTCTGCAGCACCAGCATGGCTACATATTTACGATTTTACAAATACAACTTTCAAGGTAGGTCTAAATACAGGTGTAAATAATATAACAGCAGGCACTATTAATGATACTGTTAAAATTACATCTCCAGGTAATCTTGATGGAAATGAGGACCTATTTTGGTCTGTTTTGAACATAAATTTAAATTTAATAGATACATTGCTTCTGAATGTCTCTCCAAATTCTGGTAATTTTAATTTTACTACTGGTGGCACACAGCCAGTGTCAAAACCTTTTTCAGTAATTACAGAAAAACCATGGACAGCCTCAAAAAATGCAAACTGGCTAAATATTACCAATGGATCTGGTTCTGGCAATGGTTCATTTTCCGTAGCAGTTGTAACTGCAGGTTTAGCACCAGGAGTATATAATGATACTATTGTGGTAGACGATGGTACCACTACAAAAAATATACCTATTACATTAACGGTATCAAATCCTAATACGGGTACAGACTTTATAAATGTTTTTCCTACAATAGTAAATTTTGGCTATACAAAAACGGGTATTGTACCGGGGCCTAAAAATATAGATGTAAATGCCTCGGCAAATTTCACTATAGTTACCACGCAACCATGGTTAGTTTTAAGTTCTGGTACAGGTGTAGCTGGTGTGTCTGTTATAAGCATAGGTTTGCAAAATGTTACAGGTTTGTCTGTTGGTAATCATACGGGCTATGTAGATTTTACCGTTGGCGGAATTGTAAAAAGAATTACCGTAAATTTGATTGTATATCAATTAATTACAGAAACATTAACGCCAGGGCAATTGTATTTTGCAGACGATGAGAATAATATTAAAATATCGTCAGGCAGAAAAGATACACGTATTGATATGGATGTTACCACTTCTTTTGAAGGTAAGCCATTTCATTTAACCTATAATATGCCATTTTCTAATGGTGTAGCTAAAAAACGTCTTGGCGAAGAGGCTAAAAATGTAATAGGCAATCGAGAATTATTTGCATTGGCAGATGCTTATGTACTTACACCTTATGCTCCTTTAAGTATGAATATTGATTTTAAAGAAGTAGCCAAGAGTACGGCGGAAGTGGTGCAATCAACCACTATTAATAATATCAAATTTGTAAAAGGAAAAAAACCTTCCACAAATTTAATGAGTAATTTGCCTGGTACCGTTTTTCTAACAAATAAGGGTATGCTTATTTTTTCTGTATTGTCTAATGGGCAACCATCGGGTAATATCACGATTGTTGGCGGTATTGATAAGGTTATTGCTGGTGGTGTTTTTGGATTTCCATATTATACTGTAGTTTTACCTATTAGTACATTGGGAGGCTTGCATATTGGCGAAGAATTTACTGTAAGTTTATTAGAGCAATCTATTAATGTGGTAATTATAGATGATAATTTAGATCATGCTATATTATATTCAGAAAACCAATGGGGTATATTTGAGCCCTTTGAATTAACCGGCGAAGTGCAAGAATTTCGCTCGTATAAGGATAAGGCTTTCACATTCAGAAAGAATCATTTAACCACGCAAACACAGGTGTATGAAAAACAATCGCCAACAACATTTAAAATAAATACAGGCTATATACATACTGTTGAAATGATTGATTATTTAGACAAAATAATGCAAGCAACAAACTATTTTTTAAGAACAAGCACGGGCATGGTGCAAGTTCGTAATACAACGCGTAGGCTTACGATGCGTAAATCATTACAAGAAAATAATTTTGCAGATCTCACTTTCGAAAACGTAATTATATGATAGTTTTTTATGCTGATTCAGGTTGGGAAGTTGATTTAACAAATACTTCTATTACATTAATAGAAGAAAATGCCTTGTTTTTCGACTATTTTATAAAAGATTATTCCTTGCCAAGCTCATCTAATATAGAGCAGTTTAGCAATGAGCAGATTCGATTTTTAAACTTAGAGAATGTATCATTAGCGACGGCACGTTATACGGGTAATTTATTGGTAGATACGCAATATAAAAAAGCATATTTAACCATAGTATCTGTAAAGGGTAAAGTGATAAAACACATTATCTATTATGGCGATAATACCATACCTTTATTAGAAACAAAATTAGCAGCATTGCCATTTAAAATTATTACCGTTGGCGGATTGGCATTTCATGCCAAAGCAATCATAGCTAAAAAATATCCAGAAGTGGGCTATAATTTTCCTATGATTATTGATCAGGATTTTAGCAAAACAGCAAATTATAAAGAGTTTTTGGGGGTTATAAATAATTTTAATGCCACCAACCAATCGTTTATAACCAATACTGTACAAACGGTAAATGGTAAGCAGGTTGTTTTTAATAATAATATCATTACGCCATATCCGTATTTGATGCATGTTTTAAAAGTAGGCTTTGATGCTGCAGGTTTAACTATGGTAGGTGATTTGGTAAACGATAAAGTAAACGAACACCTTATTTGGGATACTAGTAAATTTTTAGAAAAATTTAGTACCTCGAGTGAAGATTCGTATATATTTAGTTATCCATCAGATGAGTTTATAGAAAGAGGAGAAGTGGTGTATTCTTACGTAAAAATATTTTCTGGGCAGTTATTACAAAGTCACAAATTAAAAATATACCTAAATTTACCTGTAGAAATTGAAATAGTCTCTTTCAAAGTATTTCATCTTCAAAAAGAAATATATTCAAGCGCCAAGCACCATTTAAATGATGAAGTGATTATTAATATAACAGAACCAGCTTTGGTAGGTAATATAAAGGTGGAGTTAAAAACGAGACCACACCAATACAATTTATTCATTTATAACAAGCTAGATATTTCTGTAGATGGTGATAAATTAAACGAGTTTCCACGTACATTTTCCATAGCCGATGTCTTGCCAGATATAAGCTTTGCTAAATTTTTAGCCATGGTAAAAGGCTTCTTTAAGCTAAAAGTATTTATTACAGATAATTTGGTGCATCTAGACTATATAGCCAGCGTTTTAGACGAAACCGATTTCCCAAACAAAGAAAAGTACCAAACCGAAGAACCACTAAAAACAGCCTATCCAACCAAGTTATTTAAGCTTTCATATACTAAAGATGATTTTATGTATATTGATTATAAAGGCGAAGCTTTTAATCCGCAAGACTATAGTGCTAATGAAATTGAGATGATAGATCTAGACTTAAAGGTTCTGCCAATTAGAGAGCAATCTGGTATTTTTACAGCAAAGCGTTTCGTAAAAGATCCTCAATTTAAACTATTATTATATTCCGGCCCTCAAACGGCCGATAACTTACCTGTTGCTGTAGAAAAGGTGTTTGGTAGAACTTTTAAATTAAGTGAAGTTTATAATTTGCGATATAGAAAATATTTATCTTTTTTATTAAATTCAATTACCTATGCCGAAACTTTTGATGCACCAGCTAGTGAAAAATTTGATATTAATCAAGGCCAATACAAATACAATCAAAATCATATTTTAAAAGTAATAAAAAGAAAGCGAAAAAGCGAAACTACTTGGGAGTATACTATAGAAAGTCTAACTTTAAATTAAAAAGTATCGGCTAGTTGTATGTCTATATCTGCACGTATAATTTCTTTTGGTGTGTACTCTTCAGTTTGTTGAATGCTGTAGTGTCTTGCTTGATCTCTCACCTTTATTGCAGGGATACCTTGAAGTAATAAATTGGTAATGCCTGTGTCTTTTAAATGATACCAAACCATTTGTTTTGGGAGCCCTATTTCTTTTCTAAGTTTTGACCATTGGTCGGTTATTTTTTTTGGAGCTAATTGTTGTGGTCCTGGGGCAAAATTATATGCAGAAAAAAGATAGTCTGTTACTTTAGCATCTTTTAAATGATTTACTAAATAAGGAATGAATGTATTTGGAATTGTTACTGGTTGCGTTTTTTTAGTTTTAGAGTGTTCGTTTTTTATATATATAATGCCTTGTTTAAGTACTACATTTTCTACTCTTATTTTGGTAAGTTCTGTTCTACGTATCATACAATAATAACATGCTAAGCATAATGTTAAATAATTTGTATTTTTCTTCTTAAGGTGTTCTATAATTAGTTTCCTGTATTTTATAGGAATAATTTTTTTTTCCTTTTTCTGGTATTTAAGAACTTTTACTTTTTTTGCGTAATTAGTAAAGATTATTCTTTTTGATACAAAATATTCAAAAAGTGTAATAATAAAGCTTAAATAATTATTTCTTGTTCTTACGGAATTTCCTTTGTCAAAATAGACAAAGTCTAGAAATTCGTTAATTTGATGTATGTTAAAATCGAATATAGTAATTTCTGTAAGTTTATTGTTTTCTAAATACAAATTGATAATATTAATATAAGAAGTATAACTTCTTATAGTGTCGTATCTTAAATTATTTTTTTTATACTCTAATATTTTGCGGTTTATAAAATTTTCCATTTCAACAGTTAATATTTTAAAAACTGCTGAATTTTCTACTGTTTTGTAAGGGTTCCATCCATTTTCTAATTTATTATTAATATTCTTAACCATTCGTTGTGCGAATTTTCTTCTCTGAATGATAGATTTCATTGATTTAACGCGATGCCTTTTTCTTATTAATTGATTTGTGAATGGATTTTTTATATAATAAGTGATAATCCACGTTTTATTTTCGTGAAGTTCTGCAGGAATAAAATCTATAAATATATGTGCTTGTGAGTGTTTTTGAGGTGTAGACATTTTTTTTTTTACGAACGAATATTACTATTAGCTGTAAAATAATATAACATCAATGTAATGCGTGACACGCACTATTTTAGTTTAACTATACATCCCCTTTGTTTATAAGGGGTGTATAGCTGTTTAGTAGCGGGAACTGGACTCACTAAAACTATAATTAATACTATGTTTCAATACTTTAGCTATGCTAATAGTGGGTTAATTAATATATATATGACACGTATTTGACACGCGACAAATTCTTTATATCTTAGCTTTTATTGGTGTTTTGAGAATAACTTTCTTTTTTTTCTTTTTGTATTGAATTAAATCTTCTAGATCTTGAGCTAGCTTTCCGTTTTGATTACTTAACTTAAAAGTTATTTTTTGTTTTTTATTCATAATCTACTCTAAAAATATTTTTTTAAATTCTTTTGTATTTACTTCAAAATATCTAGTTGAAATCTTTGTTTTGTTATATTTACAACCCTCAGGTAACCTGAAACGAACTACATCTAACCCATCAATAGTTTGATAATTTAAAACAAAACAATCTTCAGTATACCTTTGGTTTTTTAATGTATTTGTTATTTTAGCTAGAAGATTTTTTTCAGTGTAAGCATGTTCGCCTCCTAAAATTTTAAATCTATCAGTTATATACCCGTATATTTTAGATTTTATATAAATATTTTTTCCTGATTTTAAATCAACTTCTGATTTTATTTTGCTGTACTGAACGGAGTCTACGACAAAAAAATAATTTCTACTTTCGGATTCCCAATCCTCGTAGATACTTGGATATTTATATTCACCACTGGCTTTTATGTAGGATAGAATATAATGTGTTTTATCATCGTCTATAATTTTACAAAACTGAATAGAAGTAAAATTTTGAGGTCTGTGACTTATTGAAATTTTATTTGTTTTTTTATCGTCTATAACGTTTTTATTGCTTATCCATTTACCAGTTAGTTTATTTTGAACCCATCCTGTTGCATTGGTTAATTGTTTTGATCTAGATTCAAAAGAAAGTATCTTTTTATCTTCTCGTTTTTGAGAAAATGAACTATGTACAGATATTATAACTACTATTAAAAATAAAACTATTTTTTTCATAATAAGATTTTTTTAAAAGAGGGAAATACCCTTTGAAAAAGGGGCAATTTCCTGTTTGTTTCAATGTTTTAATTAATACTTTTGTTCGTTAACTCCTATTTTTTTACCACTTTCATGAAGCTTTACTATTATCTTCTTTAATGCCTAATTGATGTTTTAAAATAGCAATAGTCTCCTCTTTTGCTTTTAGTAATTCTCGTAAATGATTACAATCTTCTGTCTTTGTATAATTTTCTTGAGGCTCATTTACCATATTAGTGCTGTCTAAAAGCATATTACCCTCATCATATAGCAACCAATTCATGTTTAAATCAGGGTAATTGTCTCTTATAATTTTAAGTTTTTCGCTTCCAATATGTTTTCCTGTACGTAAAAACCCACTAGAAAGATTACATTTTCTAGAAAATTTATCTTGGCTAATCCCTTTATCTTTAAGGTATTTTATAATTTTTTCTTTAGTTGTCATTAGAAATAAGGATAATTATTTGGATTATAAACATAATTGTATTTACTTTGTATCACAAAATAATCACAATATAGCAACATTTTAATATCTATACAATAATAGTTTTCTATGATAAATAAAACCGACAAAAGAATGCTTAAAAGATTACTTGGCAGTGGTTATGCTTCTGATGTGTTAGCATATCTTAACGAAACCGGCATTGTAAACCAGCAAGGTAATTCTCATAAAACAGGATACATCTACAAGGTGATGAATGGACATAGGTATAATAGAGATGTTGAAAAGGTATTATGGATCTTAGCTGCAAAAAGAAAAGAAGAAAAAAACATTTTAAAAGAAGCTGTAAAATCAAAAAAACCAGAAGCGGTAACTTCTGGTTTATAATAGTAATAATCATTTAATTCTTAAAAATCATGATTACAACCATCAACAAAAGTACAAAAAAAACAATAGCAATTTGTGCGGGTATTTCTCCCTCAGACCATAGTCTAGAATTTATTGGTATACGGAAAACAAAGCAAGTGCTTTGGCTGCAAAATGGGTGCACGCATCGTTTCGAAGATTTGCCAGGCACCTATTATCAATTATTATTCAAAGCTTATTATCAAGATAAATCAGCAAGAAATATTTTAAACGATCAGAATCGTTCTCTAGAACGTCAAATAGAATTGTATACCTATTATATGTTTGGAGATTTTGATAGTATTCCTGATATGTTAGATGGTAAATTAAATTTTTCTGAAAACTTTAGAGATACAGAAAATTGCATTTCATTAAAATTTGATAATAAAGAAATAACAATTGGATCTACTGTTTTAAACAGTAGGGATGTTCAAATAATAGATCTCATAAAACAAGATTTACCAGATAAAGAAATTGCGAGTAAACTGCCTAATAGAAACGGCAAGAAAGGTGTTTCACAACAAACATTAGACTTTCATAAACGGAATTTATTTAAAAAAATTGGCGTACAAACCAAAGTGGGATTAGTAACTAAAACTTTAAACGCAGGAATATGAATACAATACAAGTAATATCTGCACCTACATTGGGCCAGTTTGAAACGCTATTCAATACTATATTTCCTGATGCTACCGATAATGATATCGAAATTATTGAGAATGTACATCGCGATACTGATGCCGATGGCAAACAAATATTTACCGCAAAAGTAAGAAGGATATGATACCTGTATTTCAAGTTTCAGAAACCGAATATGTAGTAGATAATACGGCGGTAACCATTTGGCGCGATAATGATGGAGCTGTGCGTACCAATCCTGTCATAGTTAACGAAAAATTACAAGCCTTAAAGGATTTTCTTGAGGCCATATATAATAAAAATAGAACAGCGAAACCAACGGTGGATACTGGTTGAAATTTTTCTTTTTTTTGATTAATGCCCTCATCGGAGTTTTAAATGCATAAACTTTTCCCGAGATTATAATTCTATTTATCCGGTGTTTTTTAACCTTAATAAAATACAAATGAATACTACATTACATTTAACAGATAAAGAAGCTTATAAACTAGTACAAGAAGTATTTTCTGATAGCTATAAAAAAGAGTTACGCGAACCTGTATTAATTCTAAAAAGTGTTATTTCTTTAAAGAAAATGTCACTGGTAAAAGCATTGAAATATTGCCTAAGATTAAGTAATAGAAGGGCACGTTTAATTACTTTTTTAGCGGCACATTATGTAATTAAAATAGCATCCTCGATGAACGATAAATTAATAGAAACAGAAAATGAAATCTCTGAACTTAAAAAGCAATCGGAATTTATTATTAACAGTGTACAACAGCCAAACGAGAAGTCGCAGGCGCTTAAAGCCATTGCAAAAAAAAAAAATACACTTAAAGAAAAAAGAGACGAGATATTGGCCGCAATACAAGTTGATCTTGATACAGAAGTTACAGCAGAGATTATTAGTTCTGTCGGCCCGTAAATTTACCACTAAGATGACGAATGAATTTTGGTTGTCTAAAATATTTAAAATTAATGATCAACTCAACGAATTACAACAACCCGATATTGAAAGCCTGAATGTAGGTGAGTATTATCATAAATATTTGAAAGGAAATGTCAAAAAAAGCATTAAAAGTAAAAACGAAATCTGGTAAGAAAGGCTATGTGTATTATGATGACAACAAAGATCTTACTAAAGAAAAACTACAGGTAAAAATAATTAACGAAAAATTTCAGGAAACCGGTGAGAAGTTATTATGCTCACCTGATAGCTTACAATCAATAGGATATAAAGATTAACTCTCAACACATCACCAATTAATGTATACAGAATCATCAATTAACAGAGTACGCGAAGCCGATATTGTAACCATTATTGGCCATTATTGCGAATTGAAAAAAGCAGGTGCCAATTACAACTGCCTCTCCCCTTTTATAAAAGAAAAAACGGCCAGCTGTATCGTCTCTCCAGTAAAACAAATATTTAAAGATTTTTCTTCCGGTAACGGTGGTGATGGCATTAAATTCGTAATGCTTTACGAAAAAGTTGAGTTTATAGAAGCTGTAGAGATTATTGCAAAAATATGCAATATTATATTAGATAAAGAAGAGCAAACTGCAGAGCAGGTTCGTAAGCATGATCATAAAAAAGAAATGGCAGAGCTCTCTTTAAATGCCTCTCTCCTTTTTAAAAATAATTACCGTGAATTGCCCAAAAACTATTGGGCAAAAAAAATGATTGCCGAGCGTGGTTTTACAGAAGAAACCTGTATTGATTTTCAAATTGGTTACGCCGGTACAGAAAATCAGATATATAAAACGGTCTCGCAAAAAGGCCAACTGGCCATTGCTAAAGAAATAGGGCTCTGCAAAACAAATAATAATAATACATACGATTGCTTTAAAAACCGAATCATTTTTCCAATATTAAATGATAAAGGTGGTGTTGTAGGTTTTGGTGGTCGTAGGCAAAATGGCGAAGCGTTTGAAAAATATCCAAAATATTACAACTCGATAGAATCACCTTTATATGATAAGTCACGCATTCTGTACGGCTTGTTTCAATCTCGTAAAGCTATCTACAAAAAAGGATTTGCTATTCTTAGCGAAGGCTATACAGATGTAATTAGCTGTCATCAACATGGTGCTGATACCACGGTGGCAACGTGTGGCACTTCGCTTACCGAAGGTCATTTAAAATTACTAAAACGCTATACAGATCATATTATATTATTTCGCGATGGAGATACTGCAGGACATAATGCTACTATAAAAGATATAGACAGCTGTCTAGAGGAGGGCTTTACAGTATCGGTTTGTTTATTGCCAGAAGGTGATGACCCAGATAGCTATGCACGTAAACAAAAAAATATTGAAGATTGGATACTCAAAACAAAAATTGACGGCCTGTTATGGAAAGCTGAACTCATTATAAAAGATATCAATAGAGATAATTACCAACGCGATATTGATGATATTACAGAACTCTACAAAATACAGGTATCCTCTCTACAGGAAGAGATAAAAGATGATGCTTTTTTAGCCGAGTTAAAAGGATCTGAAAAATCTGAAGCTAAAAAAATCAATACCAAATTACGCAATGAGATTCAACAGGCACTTAAATACAGAAAAAACGAGATTGATGGTGTAGAGCGTGTAGATCCTAATAAAAAAGCAAAGGCAGTAGACTTGATTGGCCGGAGTTTATTTTTGATAAAAAAGGAGATCAAACGCGCCGAATATATAAAGCAGGTTGGCAAAATAATAAATGTGACGCCAGGTACTTTAAAAATAGAAATTGGCAATTTAGAAAAGGCGGCCACAGATGCTTTAAAACGGTCTCGTACCAAGGTAGGTATAAAAGATGCAAAACTACCTCAAGGAGCAGACCGTGATGAATATTATGAGCATGGGTTTGTTACCCTGGGTAACACCTATTATTTTCAAAGCAGTCATGGCTCTTTCTTTAAAGGCACAAATTTTAAAATGGAAGCGCTTTACCATGTAGAGGGAGATAAAGAAAATAAACGCCTTTGCGAGCTGATAAACGAAGAAGGTGTTAGACGTTTGGTAGATTTCGATTCTGAGACATTTGTTTCTTTTCTGGATTTTAGAAAAAAACTAGTGCGCCTTGATAATTTTGTATTCTATACCGCCAATGGTACACGTACAGAGCATTTTGACAGGTTCTCACAACGCATACTTAAAGGCTTTGATAAGGCACTAGAATTGTTAACCATGGGATGGAATAAAAAAGGATTTTATGCATTCGCAGATGGCGCTCACTATAACGGCAAGTTTCAAAAAGTAAACAAATATGGTATTATGTATCTTGATGGAGTTGATCAGGATAGTGACGAATACAACAGAAAAATAGATTGTTACTATTCCCCTGCTTTTTCTGTAATGCATCGTAAAAATCAAGATGGAGATGATCGTTATGAAAATGACAGAATGTTTGTGTATCGTGAATCTACAGTTACATTAAACGAATGGATGGACCAAATGATAAAAGTATTCCCCGGGAAAGGGGAGCTTGGCATTCTATTTAATTTTGCTTCTATATTTAGAGATCTTTTCTTAACAAATTTTGATTCCTTTCCTTTATTAGGTGGTTTTGGAGAAAAGGATTCTGGTAAATCTGCCTTTGGAAAAATATTACAAGATTTTTTTTATTATAATATGCCAGCATTAGATCTTACACAAGCAACGCATGTTGGGTTCTCAAGAAGGTTGAGCAGAAATATAAATACTGTTCAGTTTTTAGACGAATATCAAGATGCTAAAGTAGATGGCAAAGTTTTCTCTGGAATTATGGGAGGATGGAATGGTATGGGTAGAGAAAAAGGGATGAATACCGGCGATAAACGTACGACTTATGATAAAGTGAACTCGGCTATTTATTATGCTGGGCAATTTTTACCTACACGAATGGAAAATGCATTAGCAACTCGTACGATGGCGTTAATTTTTCCTTCAGTAAATTTTACAGCAGCACAAAAGGAAGAATTTAATAAGTTGCTGAATTGGACCAAACAAGGTATGAGCAGCTTGGTAGTAGAAATAGTAAACCATCGGAACTATTTTGAAAGCGAATTGCCATTGGTATATGCAGAAACGGTACGCTCGTTAAAAACACTATTGAATAATAACGAGTACCAGGAGCGTATTTTTGGTAATGTAGCACAGATACTGACTGCTTATACCATTTTAAAAGAAAAAATTGATTTTCCGTTTACTCAAGCACATTTTACTGAAATCTGCAAAAGCCTGATTATCGATAATTCTGAAGCTATTACAGATAGTAACGGGCTTACGGAGTTTTGGAACATCTTACAACGTTTATTTGAATTAAATTTTGTGCAAGAAGGTATGCATTATGATATACAACGATCTCCATCGATACGCATACTACGCAAACGAGAAAAAATAACCTGGAAAAACCCAGACCGTAAACGTATTTTATTTTTACGTTTAAATGCCGTTCACCAATATTATGCCAATGAGATCTCGCGCCGTGAAGGTGTAGAAGTAATTGGAGAAACCACATTGCGTAACTATTTAAAAAGTAGACAATATTTTATAGGCCTGGTACCTGCCCGTCGTTTTGGCAATTTAGCAGGCCAAAGCTGTTATGCATTTGATTATGATATTTTACAAGAAAAAAATATTGTTACACTGCAGCGTGAAGGTGGTGCTTTGCCAGGGGCGCAAACACCACAGCAAGGAGAGCCTGTACAGCCACCACAACAGGAAATGCCTTATTAACTTAAAAATATAGAGATGACACTAGCATTTAGGACACAAATTGAAGGAAAACTAACACATTTTATTGAAAAAATATGGGCTTGTTTATATAAGGATACAAATGAAATACCCATAATATATTTTAATGAAATAGTAATTTCTTATATAGATGGAGCTGAATTTGTAAAAGCCAAACGTAACGGAAATAGTAAAAAACACACCATTAGAAAAGATAAAGGTAACCGTTGGAAAGCTGGTAATGATATTCATTTTGTGATTAATAATCGTACTAAAAAACGTTTTCAATTTGCGCCGAAAATTCAGGTTGTAACTGTTCAGATTTTTGAAATAAAATATAAAGTTTTAAAAGAGGAAACAGTTATTTCTATTTATATAGATAAAATTTTCAAAGGAAAAGTCATTTTAGTTAATTGTAAAATAAAAGAATCATCAATTGCTGTTGATATTATAGCAGCTAATGATGGATTCGATTCTACTAATGATTTTTTAGAATGGTTTTCAGATGATTTTGAAGGTAAAATTATTCATTGGACAAACTTAAAATATTAGAATAATGAGCACCACCGCCACCATACAATTAATAGTAGCCACTGCCGATGATTTAAAAAAGGTAAAAGAGTATAAGCAATTGGGCGGTGGTAAATACAAAACGGTTTATGAGCCTCGTTATGGCCAGGTGTATAAATTAAAGAGTAAAGAGACCGGGTTGTTTGATAACCAATTTTATATTATTACTAAAGATACCGACCCGCTAGACATTGCGGTGTGGTTAGAAAATAAGATGATCTATATACCGGTTGAAGGGATTGAGTAATCAAGAAATCATACGAACAAATATTAAAGAGAAAGCAAGAATACTACGGTACAACAGAAGCCTCGTTTCAGTTTGCTGCAGAAGAATTTGGTAGAGAGTATTGCAAAGAACAATTAACTAAATATAAAATTACAATGAAAAAACGATTTTTAAAAGTAGTCTTTTTTATACCGGGAATGGTATTGGTATTTCTTTCAATTCTCACCTTTCCAATACAATATATTGTTTTTGGAGATGCAGATTATTTTTTAGTTAAAATTATTGATTGGTTTGAAGATTAAGCCTAACGAATAGGTCTATAATTAGTAAAACGATTTAGAAACTTAAAATTATGAGCTGGATTAAAATAGAAGATAAGTTGCCAATTGAAGAGTCTAAAGTGCTTATTTGTTGGGGCGAACCATTCTTTGGAAAATGTATACCTGAAATGGGTGTTGCTTATTATGATGAAGAAAGTGAAAAATTCTTATTTTGGTTAAATGACCGAGAACGGTTAGTACAAGCGTAGTGCGTATAAATAAGCACAAATTAAGAGTAAAGAAATGAACATTATAAATAATAACAAAACATCGGTTAAGCACTTACTAGCATTACGTTTGTACTGTGTTACCGTTAGTTTTTAAACAACAAAATTATGAATTTAGAAACATTTAAAACAGCAATTAACAAAGAAGTAGAACACTTAGATTTTATGATGAGTAGATACCAAATAGACGAGCATTTTTCTATAAAAGCAAATGATGCACATCATAATGAATGGGAAACTCCAGACGATATAAAAATAAAACAGTTTGATTTATCTGCTACTTTTTATGGGCAGGATTTTGATTTTGTCTTATTAAGAGAACGAATTGACAATGATTTAGCCAGTTTCTCATACATAGAAGCGTTAAACGAAAATAAATTAATGGAATCGTTTTCTGAAGCAATAGAAGATGATTACTGGGAATTTATAAAATCATTTTGTTTAAGATGGGAAGAGTTAGAAATATTAGACTACCAAGATTAGTATTAACGGTAACGGTGAGTATAAAAAGTCGTTTTAATGCTTTTTATACAGTGTTGTGTGACTGGTGCGGTAATTGAAAGATAAATTTTAATATTAAGAATAAACTAAAAGAAAAATAAAGCGATGGCAAAAAAAGAGACAATAGCAGTTTGGTTTAGTTGTGGTGCTGCAAGTGCGGTAGCGGCTAAGAAAACAATAGAAAAATACGGTAAAACCCATAATATAATTATAGTAAACAATCCAGTGATTGAAGAACACCCTGATAATAGAAGATTTTTAAAAGATGTTGAAAAATGGTTAGGTGTTCCAATTATAGAAGCAAAAAACTCTAAATATCCAACAGCATCAATAGTTGATGTATTTGCGAAAACAAGATATATGAGTGGGATAAAAGGTGCTACTTGCACGCTACAATTAAAAAAAACAGCAAGGTATCAGTTTGAAAAAGAAAATAAGATTGATTATCACGTTTTAGGGTTTACCATAGATGAATGGAAACGCCAAAAGAATTTTAATGAAAGGGAACGAGCAAATACATTGCCTGTTTTAGTTTCTGAATTGATAACAAAAGATGATTGTTTTAAAATATTAGCAAAAGCGAATATAAAACTACCAGAGATTTATTCTCTTGGTTTTTCAAATGCGAATTGTATTGGATGTGTTAAAAGTCAAAGCCCAACCTACTGGAATTTAGTTAGAAAAGAGTTTCCAGAAGTTTACAAACAAAGAGCAGAGCAAAGCCGTGATATAGGTGCTAAATTAGTAAAAAGAAAAGGGAAACGAATATTCCTTGACGAATTAAAACCTACTGATAAAGGCGGAAAGATTAAAAGTTATGAATGTGGCATCTTTTGTGACACGGACTAAAAAAGCGTTGGCATTTTTCTTGACTTATAAAACGAAATTATGAATTTAAGACGAATGTAGCACTTGCACACAACGTGCCGTGTGTATGGTTTTGTAGCGGAAATTATGCACAGAATTAAGCAAGTATAAAATAAATATCGAGTAATAAAACAAAGAATATTAATTAACAAATAACCGCTATAAACTATACACATTGTTAGCGTTTCGGTTATTAAAAAGCAGTATTATGAAATTAAAAAATAGATTTAAAAAAGCATTATTCTCATTTTTTAAAGATGAAATAATGGAAAGTGTAGGTTTTAATGGTGATGTTGTAGAACATCAATACATTACACATCAAATGAAACTAACAGAGATTAAAGCAGAAATACATATAGACGAAAATAACTCTCAAATGATGCACGGAAAACCGTCTGGATTAATTTATGAAGAAGCTCTTGAAGTTGCGAAAAAACAAATATTTGAACAAAGTATGAAACACATAAAAGTTGATACTGCATCAATTATGGATAGCCATATATATAATGGTAGAGTGATAAAAGTTAGTTTGTTCGTTGGTCAAACTGAACGCTAACACCAAAATAAGAACAGTACGAGGCACGAGTATTGTTTTTATTGACTGTTATCGAGCGTTTTAATGCTCGACAGTATATTTAAAAAATTATGTAAATTTGAATTATGGATACTAAGAAAATATTTAAGTCATATTTTGCAAACATAGAGTTCCCACAAGGAAGTGCAATTTTGCACGATCAAAGAGAGTTGTTTAATAAGCTTATCTACAAATTAGATAATGTTGTTATTGAAGGTTTGAAACGAAAAGATTTTGAATTTGAAAGTAAATTTGAATTAGAGCAGTTCGTTAAAGAACACTGTAGAGTTGTAGATAACGTAATCCGTAAAGAAAAAGTCTATTTCGTTGATGACATTCCTTTTCTAGTACATAATTATACTGCAGCAATTGGTTTGCCTATTGAAAAAGATAGATCAGTAACGATAAGCGCGAGCTTAGGTACATACAAATTCTTATAAATACATTTCACACCATTCGCGAAAGCGAATGTGCATAAACTCAAACCACGCCTTTAGCGTGGTTTTCCTTTTTGGTGTAGGAACACAAATAATATATTTAAGCTTTTAAATTCACGTTCATTTTTTTATACTCATTTATAATCACCACCCCCGACCCCTTTGTATAAAAACTTTTAAAAATGAAAGCCAAAAAAATCAACAGTTTTATACTCCACCATTCCTACATATTACTACTTTTAATAAATAATATAGTATAATATATTAATAATCAAATAGTTATATTATTAAATTATGGTGGAACAAGCCTTTAAAAGTGATGGAACATGTGGAACAAATTAAAATATGTAGGAACAATATTTTTCACAAATTTTAAAATTGTTCCTACATTTTACGATGTTGCTCCA